AACTACCAGCCCTGCTTCCTGATGGAAAACCCGTGTGGCCGGAATACTGGACCAGGGAAGAATTAGAGAAAACCAAAGCATCTATTCCTGTTAACAACTGGAACTCTCAGTATATGCAACAGCCAACTGCTGAAGAAGGTGCAATATTAAAACGTGACTGGTGGAAGAACTGGGCAGGTGATGACCCACCACAATGTGATTTTATAATTCAGTCTTACGATACTGCTTTTCTTAAAAAAGAATCTGCTGACTTTTCAGCTATAACCACTTGGGGAGTCTTCAAAGATGAGGATGGTAGACCTAATATAATATTATTAAATGCTTTCAAAGATCGTTATGAGTTTCCAGAATTACGTAAAGTTGCTCATGAGGAGTATTTGTATTGGCGGCCTGACATGGTAATCATAGAGTCTAAAGCTTCTGGTATTCCTCTAACTCATGAATTAAGAGATATGGGAATCCCCGTAATTAACTTTACGCCGAGCCGAGGAAATGATAAACATGCTAGAGTAAACTCAGTAGCACCGCTTTTTGAGATGGGTATGATTTATGCTCCTATGCATGAACACTACGCTCAAGAGGTTGTCGAAGAGTGTGCATCATTTCCGTTTGGAGATCACGATGACTATGTCGACTCCACAACACAGGCTTTGATGCGTATTAAACAAGGTGGCTTAGTTCGTAATAGAGATTCTTACGAGGACGAACCGCTACCAGATAGAAGTAAGTTAGTATATTATGGCTAGGAAACAGACATTAGACGCGATTATAGGTTTATATAAAAAACTTGGAGGTAACACTTCCGAGGTCCTTGGCACAAAAACAAATGTAAATTTTTTAGGAAAGGGTAAGGCTCCAGAGTTGATGTTAGATATGGACATCAATCAAGAGGCATTAGGTGTATTACCAAGATCAAAAGCAGTAGAAGAATTAACAAGTTCAGTTGGCTACGCTGTATCAGGTAAACTGAATGACATACAAGCAAACCAATTATTAAAGAATATGCAGAAGATGGACGAAGTTTACTTCCCACCTGCAGCGCCAGCAAACATAACTGATCTAGCAACAAGAACTAGAAACCTGGATCAAGAGGGTCTGATGTCCTTGAGAACAGAAAATTTACAACCTAAAAAACGTTTCTTTAGAGGTGTCGAAATAAAAGATCCTACGTTTGATGAAGATCTTCCTTTTGATAATGCTGCAGAAAAATTAGCAGAAATAAAAATGTCTAATGAAGCATTCGAACAAGCAGCTAAATTATCAGATGATATACCAAGAGGTGTTGGTGTACAACGAGTTGCTGCTAAAGATGTAGATATACCAGAAGGTGTTGATCCGAGAGATACAATTTTACCATCAAGCATGATTGACGATCTACCACCTCCAGGTTCACGTGGCGGACCAGAAGATATTGCAGCGCCATTCTCAGGTGCAGGTTTAGAATCAATTAAAAATGTTGAGAACAGTAATTTAATTGTAAACGACATTGTAGATAAAATTTACATGAATGCAGGTGTTTCAAAAGCTGCGCAGCCAGCTGCAAGAGGAAATGCTAGAGAATTTTTAAACAGAATAAAAGATATGGAAGATCCAACAAATCCAGGTGGACCATCATTGTCTACTATTATGGAAGTAGATGATTTTAAATTTATGACAGAAGGTGGTGGCGGTGGTATGGGTGATCCATTGTTATTAGTACAAAAATATTTTGGACCAAGAGTTGCATCATCAGTTGCACAATTAGATAGTGCAGATGACATACAAAAGTTTGCAGAAAATTTAATTAAGGTAAAAGATGCAAGAGGTAATACGGTAACTAGTAGATATTTTGATCCAGAGTCTGTAGATGATTTTGAATTTGCAGAGGGTGGACGTGTACCTATGTTTGCCGGCGGTGCTGCAAGAATGGGTTTCCAAGCTTTACGTAAATACGGTATTCAAGGTAAAGATATTTCAAGATTGTTTGCAAGTCTAGGTACAGACAAAAGTTTAGTTGGAAAAGAAAAAACAGAATATTTTAAAACACTCAACCAAGTATTAAAAAATCCCGATAACTTCCCAGATGAAATTATGGAAATTCAAAAACAACTTGGCATAGACATAGGACTTGGGTTTAGAAATGGTGGTCTTGCCGGCATCCTGGAGGTGTAATGGAAAAACTTCAAAAGTGGATTAAAAATAATTTTGTTATTATTCAAGGTGTAAAATATTATGACAATGATGATTTTGTTGATGAAATAGTAAAACAAGAAAAAATATCTAGAGCAAGTGCTATTAAAAAAGCAAACTATTATAAAAGCTATTACAATATTGACAAAGGATATACAGCACTAACTAGAGGAAAAGCTAAAATTTTAAGAACCTTATCTGATGCATTAAAAGACAATAAAGTTTTTAAAGATTTATACAAAGACAAACATGGTGCAAAAAAATTAATTGATCTTACAAAAGATGAATCATACACTTTGGTCGATAGACTTGAAAAAGTAAAAAGATATGAAAAGATAATACCTAAAAATGCAATAACTTTAGAAGAACTTGCTGATAAACTTAATGTTAGTAAACAAACAATTAATAAATATAAAACCGATAAAACAGTAAAAGAATCTACTAGAGCAAAGTTATTTAACAAACTTTTTCCAAGCACAGTTCTTCCAAACGTAGCAACTTACTACGATGCTACAGATTTAAAAAAACGATTAAAGGAGTTTAAAGATTTTTCAGATAGAGATCTTATTCTTGATGACACAATTAAACGAGTAAATAAATTTAAAAAATCAAAAGTTATTCAAAATTACCTTGATGGTAGAAATCCATTGCTGTGGACTAAAAAAGGTAGGTCTGATGCTATAAAAGTTTTAGGAGGAGCTACTCCCTATCAAGCGTCTTATGCAATGTCAACTTTAGCTAGAGCATACGATGGAGATAAAATTAGAGGCATAGATGTAAAACCAGATAAAGCAAAAGCAAAATTTATATTTGAAAGTTTAACAGATCTTCAAGAAAGAGACCCATGGTCTGCTCCTGTTTATGCACAAGGACTTAGACAGGTTGATAAACAATTAAAAGGTGTTGGAACATTTAAAAGATTTAAAGATACCTATACTGAAGAGATGAATAAAATTTTTGATGAAATGGGTATTAATAAAAAATATCGTACGTCAATAAATGAAATTGTTTCTGTTAAGGGTGCTTATAGAAATCAGATAGCTCCTTACGCTGCTTTTGTAGATTTAACAAGATCAGATCTAAATAGATATATTGCTGGACAACAGGCTGATTTGTCTACCGCAATGGCCTATTTAGATAGACATAAAAACGATCTTCAAAAATTTCAAAGAAAAATAAAATTATTTAATGAACAAACTAATCCTAAAAGACTAGCAAGAATTGTAGATAAGTTTGGACAAGAAGCTGCAGATCAAGTTAGGCTTGCATCGATAGTTGAAGGCACAGATGTTGAAAGCATTTATAAAAAAGCAGATTTAGATAGATACGCTGAAAAAGGATTAGATCTAAGAAAACTTGCAAAAGAAAAAGGATATTTTTTAGATGTTAAAGGAGCTAGACCTTTTTTTGAAGTTACAAAAGACGATTTGAGAAAAGCTGTTTCAGGTTTAGGTAAAAAAGATCAGTTAAGATATTGTAGTTTACTTTCTCGTGGTGGACTCCCTGGAGATTGTGCAGCTGCAATAGACAACGATCCTGTTAAGGCAGCACAAGTTTTTGAAACAGCGCCTGCAACAAATTCAGCCATGCAAAAAGTAAAAACTTTTGCTACGAACTTTTTAAAATCAGGTGGTGTAAAAACATTTGGTGCAGCAGGACTTGCTGGTGGAGCTGCGGCTGCACTTGTAAAAGAATTTAGAAACGATGATATAACAAGTTATTTATCAAACGAAGATCAACAGAAAAGTATGTTGGTAGATATGGCAACACAACCAATTGCAGAAGATTTTCAAAGACCAAGTATTTTAGATTATCAACTACCAGCAGTTGGAGCATCACTAGCTGCATCAACAGCAC